CATGGCGGCCATAACGCACCCACCAAGATCACCGATCCGCGGCTTGATCTTAGCCGGATTGGCTTTGCTATCCCGGAGGCATTTTGCCGATGCACGAATATGTTGCACGACTGCGACAAGAGGATCGCCAACCCGGTCGGGCAGTACCATCGCTGGTCGCGCAGTTCTCGCGTCGCCGCCTGACCTGGTGGCCCGAGCTCGGCATCGGTCATTATCCGGTCGAGGTCGGGTTCGCGCCTTACGATCAGGATTATTTCGACAGTTTCGAGCGCAACGCCCAGACCGATCTTGGCCGCGCGCTGATGAATGCGCGCTTCAACTTTGTCGAGCGGCATTACCGGGGGACATTGATCGATGTCGGTATCGGCTCGGGTGCGTTCATCGAACTTCGTTGCGCGCGGCGGCGCACGACCTATGGCCACGATGTCAACCCGGCCGGCATCGCTTGGCTCGACGAGCGCAAACTGCTGGTCGATCCGCATCTGGTTTCGTTCGATGCTGTCACGTTGTGGGATGTGCTCGAGCATATCCCGGATTTTCAGTCGCTGCTGGCCAACGTGAAGGAATGGGTCTTCACGTCCTTGCCGATCTTCCGCGATGCCGAGCATGTCCTGCGCAGCAAGCACTTCAAGCCGGACGAGCATTGCTGGTATTTTTCGCGAGACGGTCTCGTGTTCGCGATGAAGCAGTGCGGCTTTGTGCTGGTGTCGGAAAGCAAGGTCGAGACCGATCTCGGCCGCGAGGACATCGGCACATTTGCATTCCGCAGGAGCGGTGATGGCTGACTTTAGCGCGCTGCTCTATGACCCGATTTATTCCTCCGAGATCGGCGTGCCCGCGACGTTGAATGGCGTCGAGATAACCGTGATCGACGACACTCGGCGCAAGACCCAGGCCAGCGGCAGCGGCGTGGAAGTGCGCAGCGTCGGGCCTGGCGCCTATGCCCGCATCCCCGAGCTCGACGGCAAAGGTATCGCGCGCGCGGCTTACAAGGGCTCGGTGCTGACGTTCAACGGCCGCAGTTGGACAGTGCGATCCTATGAATTGACCGGCAGTCCGAACGGTGAAGACCTCGGCGAGGTGCGCTTCTTACTGAATGCGATCGAGTCGACCGATGGTTGACGTTCGCGAGGACATCCTGGCGCGGTTGCTCGAGGTGGTCGCCACCATTCCGAACATCCGTTCGGCGCAGCGCAACAACGTCGATATCCCGGAAGATCAGTTGCCGGCGGTGATCGTGCTCGACGGCGACGAGGAATCCGATGGTGCGAGTGATGTGTCGATGAAGCAATCGCATCGGCCATACAATGTGCAGATGACGCCCGGCATCGTTGTCCAGGTGCAAGATGACAACGTCGTGCTTGGCTCGATCGTTACTACGTTTCGCCGCGAGCTGATCAAGCGGGTGCTGACCGATACCGAACTCAACGAGCAGATCGTGAAGACCGGGCGGCACGGCAACGGCGCAATCCGCTATCTCGGATGTCAGACCGATGTCGGATGGACGCGCACGGGATACGCAGCATTAACTGCGCAGTTCATGTTCAAGTACGCACTCAAGCCCGACGATCTCTAGAAGGGAGAATATCTGCCATGCCCACGTCACCCAATGTTCAGAATTACCACATCGGCAAAGGTATCGTCTCGTTCAAGGAAGCCGGGGCTTCGGTCTACACCGACCTCGGCAATGCGCCGTCGTTCGTCTATTCCCCGGCGGTTGAGAAGAAGGAGCACTTTTCATCGCGCGAGGGTGTGAAGACAAAGGATTTTACCGCGATCACTTCGCTCGCCGCAACCGTCAAGTTCACGCTCGACGAAATCACCGGCAATAATCTCAGCTTCTTCGCGCTGGCCGAGCAGGGCACCGACACTGATGGCAACATCACCTTGAGCGGGCTGTCGAAGGCCGAGTTCACCGGCGACATCAAGGTTGTCGGCACCAATGACATCGGCCAGCAGGTCGACTTTGACGCCACCGTCTCGTTCGTCCCGTCCGGAGATTTCAGCTTCATCACCGATGGCGACGACTTCACCACGATCGAGATCGAGGCCGAGGTGCAGCGAGATGCCAATGGCAATTTCGGCGTCTGGACGATCAGGGAAGAAACCGCAACAGCATAGGAATATCATGGCAGACCTTCTAGACATTGCGCCATCGACCTCGGTCGATGTCGTCAAGATCGACGGCAATCGGATCGTCGTGCGTGGCCTGCACGGCAACGCCATCGCATCCATTGCGGCACGCTTTCCCAAGCTCGCCCTGCTGCTCGGTGGTGGCGACAATCTTGTGCCTCGAATTATTGAACAGTTCGGGGAAGCGATCGGGCCAATCATCGCGGCGGGTTGCGGTCATCTCGGAGACGAGAAACGCGAGGCGATTGCAAGTCAGTTGCTGATTGAGGATCAATTGAAATTTCTCAAGGCAATTCTGGGGCTGACATTCCCAAACGGGTTTGGCTCTTTCGTCGAGGAACTGACGAGTTTCATGGGTGGCAAAGACGAAGGAGCAAAGATCGTCAAAGTGCGCTTGAAGAAATCGCCACCGCCATCACCGCCCTCATCCGACGCGGATTCCCGCCAGACTATGCAATGACGCTGACGCCGCGGCAGATCGCAGCCTATCTCGAATTCAGCGCGAAGCTTGATCGTATTGAACGGGCCGATGCTCTGATGATCGCTGCCATCGGCGCGCAGGGCGACAATAAGGCGATTGAAAAGACGATCAAGGAATTATGCCCGTAAAGTTCACGGTTAAGACCGACCAGTCGGCCTGGATCAAGGCAATCCGCGAAAAACAGCGGCCAGTGGCCACGGCGGCGGTTGCTGCCTTGCGCGACGTTGCCGCCGGTGCGGTGCAAGAGGGCCGCCAAAACATTGGAGCCGCTGGCCCCGGATTCACGCGCGCAAAGTGGCAGTCAGGACTGCAATACCGGACAAAAGATGCAAGGATAGGTGGTGAGGCATCGCTGCAGGCAAAGGCGTTCATCTTTCATAGCTATGGCATCGCCGGGGTATTCGAACATGGCGCCACAATCCAGGGCAAGCCCATGCTTTGGATACCTACGAAGCATGGCGCGCCGCGCGCCAGCCGATCGGGAAAGAAACTCACCTCGGCCACCGTTCGCGGTCAGCCGATGTTGTTCGACGCCAACGACAAGGACCGCGATCGCAAGCCGCTCTACATCGGCGTGCCGTCAGTTCGCATCCCGAAGAAGTTCCGCATTATCGAGATCGTCAAGGAACACGTCCGGCGATTTGCGCAACTGTTTCACAATCATCTAAAGAGTAATTAGGTTCATGGTCGAAAAACTATCGGTTGAGATCGCGCTCGAGGGCGGTGAGGAACTGCAGCGGCAATTTGCTGCGGCCACGTCCTCAATCGCGAAACTGGGCAACACCGCAGAAGAGGCGTTTGCGGGGGCATCGGCCGCTGCTCAAAAATTCGGGGCGAGTACCGCGGACCTCGGAAAAGTTGAGACTATAATCAGCGCTCTTTCCGCCCGCGCCCGGGACGGCTCACTCTCGTTCTCTGAGCTTGCAAAGAATTACGATGCCGCGCGCCAATCGGCTGGATCATTTGTCGCAGCGGCAACGAAAGTTGAGGAAGCAACAAAGAAGACAGGTGTGAGTGCCAGCGAGGCTCGCTCTGCAGTCAATGCACTGGCGCAGGGTCTCAATGTCATGGGCGCCGGCCCCATGGGGCGGATCGCAACCGCGGTTGCCAACATCGGCACCAGATTCGGCGCCCTTGCGCTTGCAGGCACGGCGATAGGTGGCACTACTGCTGCATTAATCAAGTTTGCCAATGCTGCCGGAGAGACCGAAAAGGCGTTGACCCAACTGCAGAAGGTCAGCGGGCAGTCGTTTGCAAATCTGTCGGCGTTGTCAAGAGTGTTCGCGCAGGGTGGCACGCCGCTCAAGCAGTTTGCCACTGAGTTCGGCAACCTGTCGGAGAAGATCGCGGGCGCCGGAGAACAGGCAGCCAAGCAGGAAGCCACCAAGAAGCAAGCCGAGGATATTGCCAAGGGTTTAAAAGGCGCGGAGTTGCCAGCAATCACGCTGAACGAACGAGTTAACGCAATACTGGAAACCCTCTCTAGGACACCTCCAACTGAGCAATGGTCCAGGCTTGCTGATATTTTCAAGAGTCTCGGCAGCGACGCGGAACGGGCGCGGGTCGGGCAGGCGCTCGTTCTATCGCCGGAAAGCATCGCTACTCTTAGTCAAGGCAGTGAAAAACTGCAGCAGATGACACAGCAAGCGCAGCAGCTCGGCCTTGCGCTTGATGGTGTCGACCAGAAAAACCTAAGCGGTCTGCGCGAAGGCCAGACCCAAGCCAGCGCACTGTTCGATGCGCTCAAAGACAAGATGGGCGCACTGGTGGCGCCTGCCGTCGCCAGTTTCTGGGAAGGCTTCACGGCCAGATTGCAAGAACTCATTCCGGTATTCACGCAAATAGCGTCATCGATTGGTCAGGTGAATTTCGCCAGCCTCGGCGCGGCGGCGGCGGACTTTCTTGCGATCCTTGCTAAGATCGGAGCCGGTTGGGCCTCAATTATCTCAGGACAAACGAAATTCTCGGATGTGCTGCTAGAGGTGTTGCGACAGGCTGGACAGGGATTGGTTAGCCTAGCGGTCGATATAGGTACTGCCATAGGGAAAGGAATTATCGAAGGAATCATATCTGCGATTCAATCGGGGATTGGCTCGGTTGTAGACCTTATCAAGCGAGCCCTCGGATTCGGAGGGTCTGCTCCAGCAACAGGAGGCGCGGGGGCGGGCGGCCAGGGTTTTGCCGGCGGTGGACTAGTCGGAGGCGGCAGCAGCGGAACGTCAGTTAGTCATCTCGCGATACGACCATTGGGTCACATCCCTAGTTTTGCAGCCGGCGGCGTTGCCGGCGGCGGCGATCAGTTGTGGGATTTCTTGAATAGAGTAACCGATCAACTCGATGCTGCACTAGGCGAACTCACAAACGGACTCGTAAATCATGTTCTTCGTATCGCGAAAATGGTCGAGACGCCGATGCATGCATTGCTTGGCCTTATGAATCAAATAAAAGGCAACGCTCGCGGCGGTCTGCTGGGCGGTCGCGGTAGCGGTACCTCCGACAGCAACCTCGCGTGGGTGTCGCGTGGCGAATACATCATCCCAGCGCGGGCGGTAGCACAGCCGGGCATGCTGGCGTTGCTGGAAGCACTGCGGCGTTCGGGCGGCAACCTGCGCGGCGTGCTCGACGGCATGGGCCGGTTTGCGCTCGGCGGCATGGTCCCGCGAGCGATGCCGGCGTTCGCGGCCGGCGGCCTCGCTGGCGGCAATCTCGGGACGTTGACACTCGGGTTACCGAGCGGCGGCAGCGTGACCGTGCGCGCCTCGTCCGGCGTGGCCGATCAATTGCGCAAGGAGGCGGCGCTGGCGCAGGTCCGTTCCGGCGGCCGCAAGCCAAGCCGGTATTCCTAAATGCCTCTGACACATTCCCCGCCCTACACGCTGCTTGCGATCGATAACATTGACTTCAGCGATCCGGCTGTTCGCGGCATCACCATGACGCTAACGCCGATCGACCAGGCGGCGGCGCTGGCGCGCGATTGCCGGGGCGAGCTAGCCGACATCTCGCTGGCGCAGTTCCGGCAGTACAAGGTCTCGATTACCTGCACCGATCACGAGGCGCCCGAGTTGACCGACGTATGGCCCGGCCAGGACATCACCATCACCTGCATTCCCGGTCTCGGTGCCGCCAACACCACCGGCGACGTGCTGATCATCCTGGCCAAGGTCACGGCCTGGAACACTTCGCGCGATGAATGGGCGGCAGAAATCGCGTGGACTTTGGAAGCAGAACAACGGACGGTCTGAGCGATGCCCGCGGGCCTGCCTTATTTCGCCTGGATCGATGCCAGCGAGACCACGTTTGGCTCGGAGCATATGCGCTGGGACGAGAGCATCTTCTCGTTCGAGCTGAAGCAGGACGAGGGCGATCCGGCAAGCATGACCATAGTTGTTCGCCGGCCGCGCAATGTCGATGGCGATCCGATCGGGCTGCTCGGTCCCGGCCGCAAAATATGGGCGTGGTTCGCGCTCGATTGCGGTCCCGCATTGATCAAGTTTCGTGGCCGGCTGGTCGGCATTCCTACCAGCATGTTCGAGGACTTGGTCACACTGGAATTTGTGGCGCGGCCGCTGGATGTGGTGACACAGAAGGAGGCGCTCGCCGACACGCTGCGGGTGCTGCCGTATTACGACGAGGCCATGATCGATCCGCAGCGCCGCACGGACCCGGAGGTCGTGCTCGAAGGCTACACGAAGATCTGGCACTACGACCGCGAGACCCTTGTAATTACCGTCTCGGACGAGATCAGCGGGGAGGACGGTCTCGTCGAATTCTTATGTGCAAACGGAGACGTGCTTTATGACGGCCTCGGCCTGTCGCTCACCAGCGGGCCGCTGGCGCGGGTTGATATCAATGCCGAATTCACCTGGACGCAACAGGCGAGCGGCACCGTCGATTTGACCCAGTATCTGATTTCGAGTTGGCCACAGCCGCATTGGCCGTGGGGACAAATCTTTAGTGGTGAAATCAATCTGAATGCTGGCGATTGGCCTAAGCCCAAGGCCGGAATCGGCGACGGCTGGGAGGTTGTGGAGTCAGATGCGCAAGAGCTTGTTGATACGCAAACCTACACCGAGACATTGGGCGGCGGTGGCATCGTCAAATTCGCGGATGGCAGCACGTCCGAGGCGCAGTGGTCATCGTCAACGACGACGCTCCGGCATCCTCGCAACGTCGTCCATTTTGACCGTAGTAGGAAGATCGTCACCAACGCCTCAAGCAGTGTAAGCCATTCCAAGGATGGTGACGGCGTCGACTATGTGTCGTCGACCAGCCAAAGTTATTCCGACTCGGAGGCTGTGATAGTGGTGCAAGCCATCAAGCCGACCCTGGTGGCAGGCTACCGCGCGCAACGGCAATGCACCGAGAAAGTGTCGCTCACGTTATACGCCGATGTGCAGCCGATCCTGACCGATCCCGAGGATGGCGAGGCTCTGCTAATCGACAATATCCGCTCGGTCAATTTGAGCGAGGTCATCGATGGACAGCCGCCGATCATCGGGAACCCGGCGCGACGATCCTACATCGCCACCGATCGCGGCAATCGAAGCATCGAGCATTTGATCGCATACGCGCGGGCGCAACTGATGAAGCGGGCGCGGGTCGTCGAGATCGCATTCGTGCCCAAGCTCGCGCGCATGCCGGAAGTCACGTTGCGCAAGAATGCATTCGTGGCCGAGCCTCGCATCGGCGAGGCAACCGGCAAGATTATCGGTTATTCGATCGCGCTCGATGGCGCGGATGGCCAGATCAAGTGCGAGGTCAAAATCGGTTGCACCATCGGCTATGGCGGCAGCGTTGCGGCGGCGGATGGCACGCCAACCTATTGCACGGTTGACTATGCTGGTCCCGATTATCAGCAGTTTATCAACCGAGTGGTTCTGTTTCCGCTCGATACGTCGGTCGGCTATCAACCTCCACTAGCCGCCCCGAATGATGACGGCATCGACTTTCTATCCGCGCTCCGGGCAGAGGATGTCATCGAGGTTGGCCTCGCCGTTGAATATGGCCCGGACCCCGAGCAAGAAAATCAAACTCCGCCTTCCAATTTCAGCGGTCCCACGTCCAATGACGACAAGCAGAACCAGATCGAGGCGCGATCCGAGTGGATCAAGAACGTCGCGCTTCCACCCTATGAGACACGCGCCAGGTTCAAGCTCAAGAGCATGACCGGCGAATTCTCAACCAATTATGAATTGCAAGTGACCGATCTGAAAATCCCCACCGGCATTGATCTTGAGGCAGCCTGATGGCGGGGTTTGAGGTTGTCGTCCGTCCGGTCGTGATGCCCGACATCCGGCCGAGGCCGGCACAGACACTGCCGCCTGCAAACGATCCCGAGAAGGGGTTTTGTACGATCCGCGGCAATCCAGCCAAGTCGATCGACCTTACGACGAGTTGGAGCAGAAGCACGTCGAAGTCACATCAGGTTGAAACCCAGCGGCGGTTCGACCAGGTGCGGGTCTATCAACAGAACGACGATGGCACGGTAAACCGAGACAACTTCGTTGATGTCGAGGTGACGAATAAGATTTGGCAGCGTGGCGGCAAGCAGCCGGCCACCGATGGAAGCAAGCCTAGCTCTGAAGGCCCTGAAAGCTCAAAGGGCAACTCACTCGAGATCGCGCAATGGTATGCCCGCCAACTCGAGCGCGAGAATGTCGAAATCCGCAAACGCGATGAGATCAGGAAGAACCCAGAGGCCAAGGAATGACCATCGTTTATGTCACGACGGGCGCGTGGGGTGCGGGCAGCGGTGCGCCCAACAGTGCGGCCCAGGTCGATGGCAATTTCTATGATCTCGATCAGCGCGTCGTCGATCTGAACGCCGACCTGGCGGAAGGCAAGCGTATCGACTTCGTGACCTATACGTCGAGCAGCATGACGTTTCACTATACCGACGGAACGACGCAAGTCATTCCGCTGCCGGTTGCTACTCTGCAATATGTCGGCACCTGGACGAACAGTATGCCGTTGGTGCCCGGCAACCTGTTCACGGCCGGCAATGGTTTCTATCAGGTGCTCGAGCCGCATACGACGCCGGCATATCCAGCAAACTTTGATCCCGATGCCACCGATGGCACGACCGACCAGAACCCGCTCTATCAGCTCTGGATGCCGCTGCGCGATGTTAACTACGACGCCGCCATCTTCATGCCGGGCAGCGTCCAGCGCGAGGCGGATGAGCTGATCTTTCTGGGCATCGCCAATCGAACCATGCGGCTGGGCGCCGGTAATGATCACGCCTATGCCTACCTCGATGTCGGCAACGACTCGACCGGCGCGACCAATATCATCCTGTCGATCGAGAAGAACGGCACGGAGATCGGTACCATCACCTTCGATGGCGGCGGCGACATCGATACTGCCGGGGGCCAAGCAGGTGAGTTCAACATTCCAGCCGCCACCGACTTCGCCGAGGGCGATCACTATGCGCTGCGAGTTACACAGTCCAACAATGCCGAGCCGTCCGGCCTATCGGTGACATTGCCGTTCGTGCGCACGGATATCTGATGGCGTTTGCTCAGGATGTCCTGACGCGGATCGTCAACGTTAGCTGGACTGGTGGTGTTGCGGTCGAGTTTACCGATCGACCTGATTACCTGACTATGAACCACGCCTTGTCCATGAACAAGGTGACTATCTCGTTCTGGTTTCGGGTTCCAAAGGAAGCGGTGGACGCAGCCAGAGCGAAAATCCAGACGCTCGCTGCGGACTATGGTGTCTTTGATGCAGTGATCCCACTCATCTCCTGGGGCGGGCAGTTAACTACGCCCGTCACGGACATACAGCGGATTGATACTGGAGCCATTGACTCGTCGGCGGGCCAAATCTTCATAGAGCAAATCTCTGGCAGTCACAGCGCACCGTTGCAGCCGTCGGGTATTGGTGTGTATGTCGGATTTGTCGATCAGGCTTTGCTCAATGTTCATATCGTGACCAATGTCCATGCATCGGGTGCTGGTCTTTTGAAAATTGCAACTGGGTGGACCGGGGATTTCGTTGGCATCAATCAAACGCCGCCACATGTCGGCAGTCCTATTTATGCGAACGTGAAGTACATCATGACGGATGTCACCCAGGTCATAACTGAGGAACCAGAAACCTTTGGCAACAATGTTTCCGGCGGCGCTCCAGATGTGTTGGTGGATAAGTGGAACCATTTGTTGATCTCATGGACGCTTGGTAGCCCCGGCAAAATGTGGTGCTCAATAAACAACGAGAACAAGACAGGGGGCGATCTTCCGGCAATGAACGATAACTTCTCAGATGGGCCGAATGATCAATGGAGCTGGACTAACTATCATTATATGGATCATGAGGGTGGTACTATCAGTTCCAGTTTTGGGACTGATAACGTCCCGTCTAACCCTTCCCAGATTCCGGCGCCGCCGTCAGTCAAGAGGGGCATCGACAATTCTGGCGGCACTGCTTTGATTGCACCGATAGAGAAGATTGAGCTGGCCGAGCTGCAAATCTTTTCCGGCGTGACGTTGGACACTGGCGTAGAAGCAAACCGCCGCGCCTTCATCGACTACAAGCGCGATGAAAACGGCAATCCGATCCGGGATGAAGATGGCAAACGCACCCTGCAGCCGGTCAATCCCAAACAGGCGGAAAAACTGCTCGGCAATAAGCCTGCCGTTCTGCTGCATGGAAGCACGAAATGGCAGGACGGGAAAAACACCGGCTCTCTAGGGATTGATGCTGACGGCGAGGAAATACCGAGTGGCCAATTCCAGCCCACCGGCGAGATAAAAAAATATTCCCCGGACCCCAGCATTGTCGAGGCATGAATGCTCGTCTGCAACATCAGCCTGCGGCCTCCGCGCCGCGCGATCGCGGCCGACGTTGCGGAGATCACTGCGGCGGTCGATACGCTCGGGACCGGCAATGTCGTGTTCGCGACCCTGGTCGACGACCCGGCCTCAGTGGGCGACATCGTCGACGCCTATCTCGGCGAGATCATGCTGGAGGCGGCGAGCGCGACTGATAGCGTCAGCCTCGTGTATGTTTACGATGCCGATGTTGCTGAAGCCACGACAGCGGGCGATTCGCCATCGGCCACAGTAACCGGTGGAACGCCGACAACATGGAATCCCGCCGACCTCAGTGGCATTGCTCTCAGCGGCAGCAACCTGATCGCGACCAGCACTGGCAACTTCCAAGGTGTGAGAGCCAACAAGAGCGTCAGCTCGGGCAAATCTTACTTCGAATTAACAATCGGGACATTCAGTAGCGGTTTTGTGGGGATGGCAAAATCAACTGCTGATCTCACGTCAGGCGGCACCACTGGGGCAGTTGGGGTCAATAGTTCAGGTGGAATTGAGGTCAACGGATCGGCCGCGGGTATTTCCATCGGCTCGATTGGGGGAGGCATCGTCGGAATTGCCGTTGATCGCAGCAACAATTTGATCTGGTTCCGGCGCGGCGCTTCGGGAAGCTGGAATGCCTCCAGCGGCACGGCCAACGATCCAGCTACCGGGACGGGCGGGGTCAGTATCAGCACTGTAACCGGGGCGCTGTTCCCCTGGTTCATCGCGGTCTTTGGCGGCGCCGGTCAAGCGGTAACGGCGAACTTTGGCGCGGGTGGTTTCGCGGGCACGATCCCACCTGGCTTCAGTGCCATCCCATAATTCTCAAAGGGAGCAAACCAGATGACTGAGGAACGCGCAGCCGGGCGCGAATGCTGCGACGCATCCGTGATCCGGGGGACTGGCCTCGGCGAGCAGGCCGAAGCGCATGGCCGTTATGAGATCGAGTGCATCGGCGCCGATGGCAAGCTGAAATGGCGCGACACCATCGAGAACGTCGTCTGCACCGTCGGCAAAAACCTGGCGCTCGACACGTTCCTCGCCGGATCGGCCTATACCGTGACCGGGCCGTTCATGGGGCTGATCTCGTCGGTATCGTATTCGGTGGTCGCAGCCGGCGACACCATGGCGTCGCATGCGGGCTGGCTCGAAGCCGGCGGCACCAATGCGCCAACCTACAGCGGCAACCGCAAGACCGCAGTCTGGTCGGCCGCCGCGTCGGGATCGAAGGCGCTGTCGGCGGCGCTGTCGTTCGCCATCACCAGCACGGGGACGGTCAAAGGTGCGTTTCTCTGCTACGGCAGCGGCGCGCTCAACACCAAGGATAACGCCGCCGGCGTGCTGTGGTCGGCCGGCACGTTCTCGACCGGCGACAAGGCCGCGGTGAACGGGGACACACTCAACGTAAATTATTCCACAAGCTTGTAGGCATCGCCATGACCGCATTCGCCATTTCCTCCGGGCACGGCAAAAAAATCCGCGGCGCCAGCGGCTATCTCGACGAGGTCGATGAGGCTAGGCGCGTGGTCGCGCGGGTAGCGGAGATACTGAATGCGTTTAGCGTTGGGGTGAAGACCTTCAACGACGATGTCAGCACATCGCAAAACGAAAACCTGAACCGCATCGTGGACTGGCACAATGCGCAGAAGCGCGACCTCGACGTGTCGGTGCATTTCAACGCCTACCAGACGACATCCAAACCGATGGGCACCGAGTGCCTCTACGTGACGCAACAGACGCTCGCGAGCGAGGTGGCGAAGGCAATCGCCGATGCGGGCGGCCTCATCAATCGCGGCCCGAAGAAGCGTACCGATCTGTTCTTCCTCAACAAGACCAGCAAACCGTCGATCCTGGTCGAGGTATGTTTCGTCGACTCGAGCGCCGACGAGGACCTGTACGAGGATAATTTCGAAGCCATCTGCGGTGCCATCGCCTCGGCGATCTCGGGCCAAAACGTCGAGCCAGTGCCGCCGTCGACCGAGCCGCCGGCCGAGACCGAGGAGCCGCTGGAGCCCGAGCAGCATCCGACGGTGAAGAAAGGCAGCAAGGGGCCGCCGGTGGTCGAGGTGCAGACCGCGCTCTATATCATGCCGGTCGACGGCGACTTCGGCTCCATCACCGACAGCGCGGTCAAGAATTTCCAGCGCACCAGCGGGCTGACAGCCGACGGCATTGTGGGGCCGCAGACCTGGGCGGCGATCGACGCGCTGGTTCCGGGCGAGCCGCTGCCGCTGCCGCCTGGCGCGCTGCCGCCGCTGACGGCGGAAGATCAGGCGGGGGTCATCGGCATCGTCACCGCCTCCAAAATCTACCGCTACAACTGGAAGGATCGCGGCATCATGCCGCCCGGCTATAGCAAGGGGCTCGCGCTGACCTGGGCCAACACGGTGCGCAAGTTTCATGCTGGTGACAGCGCCGTCAAAGAGATGGCGAAGGCCGACACCCGCAACGACGACAAGGACGCG